AATATGTTTAAGATCATCTATTGTATCTAATATATTTTTACAATAAATATTTCCAAATAAATATTGCTGTAATATTGCTGTTGTTAATTTCAAATGTTTGATAGATTTGTAAAACTCGTCAAATTTTTCTTTTTGCGATGGAATAAATTTTTCAAACATGGCCTTTATTTGTTTTTTTGTCGAATATTTAAATTCTACATCCATATCGATTCTTCCTGGACGCGTTAATGCTTTATCTAATACCATTTTACAATTTGTTGTCATAAATATAATTTGGTTTTCCAAATGAGATATACCATCAAGACTATTTAATATACCACTAAATGATATACCAGTTTTATTTTCATCACCTTTTTTTCTCTCTTCAAATAATACATCAATATCTTCTAAAACTAAAATAGTATTGATTGGTATTTTTCGCAATGCCCGCATAAAATCTAAATCACTCATATCTCTTACAAAATGTAGTAATGCCACGTCCATATTTAACTCAGACGCCAAACTAAATATTAATGAACTTTTCCCAGTCCCAGGATAGCCATGAAATAATAAATTTAGTTTGTAAGGAATTCCCAAATCATTATACAATTTTTTAGTGTCTTCCGATAAAAAATTTTTAATTTTATCATGTATTTTACTTTCATTCCCACCTAAATATATTGTTGATAATTTTCTTCCTTCACGTTTTTCAATTGTTTCCCAATATTCATCCCATACATATATAGTTGTTTTATTTAGTTCTTTTTTTTTATCTAATACATTATCAACATAAAATTTAGAAGCATCTTCAAAAAATGCTTCTAATATATCAGTTTTAGATTTATGTATATACATATATATTTTAGAATGAATTTTTGATATAGTTTCTAAACCTACAGGATTACCAACATTATGTATAGAAATATAAATATCAACATCTTTGTAGTTTAATTTAAACGTACCTTCACCAAGATTTTTGAAAATCTCGTTTTTTTTGTCTTTAAATTTAAATTTACTACTATAATTAATGATACTGTTATTATCAAAGTCATTATCAGCGTCAGTTTGTAGACAGTTTACAGCATAATATGTAACCGAAGGAGCTAAATGATCTTGTTCATCTATTTTTATTTTTGTTATATTTGGATCATTTTTAAATTTATCACACATCTTACATATATTAGTAATTGTAGTTTTAAATTAAAAAAAAAAAATGATTTATTAAATTCATATAACTTAATATGAATACTATGTAAAATTAGCGATAATAAATATAATAATTAAGATAAGTAAAGCATACAAATATTTATAGGCTTTAATATTAGATAAGGGTTTGATTTTATTATATGTTGGATATGGTTGTGTTGGTTGTTTCCAATTAAAAATTGTAGACATTTTCTTAATTAAAATATTAAAATAATCAAATCAATTTTACAGTTTAAGAATGCGTATAGGTTTGTTATCATTTTTAGATGAAGGAACGCCATTATTTAATATTTCTAGAATCTCAATTTTATTAGTATTAAATGTTTCAGATATACCAACATCAACTCTCCATAATTTATTGTCACACTTACTATTAATAGTATCTTGTACTGTATGTCCTACAATCATATGTCCTACATTCAATAATTTTGAGACTTGGTTAAATGAATCACATTCAGGGGTATTTGAACCATAGTTTCGATTCCATATTACGCCAGTTTTGTCTAAAAAATATTTTTGTATATCATTATCTTTCCATGTTTTTTTACCTTGTAAATACAATCGCATTAATGTATTAATATTTTTGATAAAATGTTCTTTATCATTTTCATTTATATGTTCTGGAAGTATTCCAGCATGAACAAATATAAAATCTCCTATTTTTAATACTACATTTCGTGTACATGATAATCTATTAAATAAAAATCCACCTGGAGCAAATATTTTTTCACGAATCATTTTACCACCTTGTAATTTAATATCTTTATTTGACGAATACCTAAAATCTCCTAATAAATTCATAATTTCATGATTTCCAATTAACGAATATACACCACCATCATAGTGTTCGGCTTTATTATGTATTCTATCCATAAAATTTATTAATTCAAGTTCTCCATAAGATTCGGTATTTCCACGACCACCGCCATCTAATTGATCACCTAATTGTACAATCTTTGTATTTTTGGGTTCAATAATCCAGTTTTCATTTATATCAATAATATTAAAATCTATAAATAATTGTTTTGTTTTTTTGTAGTCAGCATGAAGATCGCCAATAACTAATATTCGATCTGTTTCTGGAATTATACCATCATTATATTTATTACATCTAAAACTAGCCATAATTATTATAAATATAGAAATTAATATTAGAATAATAATTGTATTAATCATATAATTTATTGATGATAAGTTTATTATAATCAATTTTTATATTACAATGTATTAATATGTTTTTCTACTTATTACAAAATTCAACATTAATAGAGCAAGAATTAGATAAAAATACAAAAACCACAAAAATAATATTGTATGGTGGTGTTTCATATATAATATTACACGCCACATTATTTATAGGTGGTAAAGATGCGTTATTTTATAATTTAAAAAATTATTTTTGGTTATTTTTGGTATTGGATATTTCTATATTTGTTATAAACAATAAGGATATTACTTTGGATATAAATAATTATATTAATACTATTTTTAACAAAAAACAGAAAGGTTCTATTAAAAATAATACAAATAATACAAATAATACAACCCCAAATAATAAATTAATTAGAAAAGAAAAAAAGGTAACATTTGTGGATGATAATGATTACAGTTCAGATAGTGAATCTGATATTGGTACAGACATAGATTTTGAAGAATTTAAACATTCGCTTTCATTGTAAATACAATGTATAATCAAAATTAGTTATTTCGCATAACTCGGTATCGTATACTATTTTTGTTTTTTTAATAATATCAGTTTGATACATTTTCTCAAGATCTTTATTAGATTTGTATAAAATCGTATTAAATTCAGTTAATGTTATAGTTTTGTTATTCAATAATACATCCAAATATTCATTCATCTTTTTTTTTTTTAATCTTGGTTCTAATTTGTTCCATGACCGAGAATATATATTAATGACACGATTATTTACATATGTTTCCATTGTTTCGATATTATTTTTCAAAATATCTTGAATATTTTTTTTTTTTAAATCTGTACTTTCTACAGTTTTCAAAGCATTTAATTCATGTTTGATATCGCTAATACTCATTATATATATTACACTAATATTTCTTAGGTTATTTAAATTTATATATATCCAATCAGGTAGTAATATAGATTAATTATGTTTAATTTGTATATATTTTTATCATCGGTTATATTTGTATTTAAATAGTTATTGCTTGTATTATGTTTGTTATAATTATAGATATCATTGTAAAATGATTTAGTTTTGTATTCATATAAATCTAGAAATTTAGTTTCTTTAAATACACTAGAAATACGTTTATTCAACACTACAATATATAATTTTTTGTTGTAAATATTTATAATTTCCTTTGGAATTATATTCAAAGATTTTAAAATAGTGTTTATATTTTTTGATTCAAATAGCTGAATATAATTAGATGTATGATATAAATATGTTTTGTTAAGATTTATTTTTTTTTTGATATTAAGATTACATGATTGAAAAATGAATATTATACCAGTACTTGTATTTTCAGATGAAATAAATAATCTTTTTTTTCGTATTAGTTTCATATTATAATATTGGTATTTATTAATGAAATTAATATTTTTATTAGTATTTTTTTTAATAATTTTATTCTTGTATTTAAAGATAAAAAATGATACCGAAAAATATGAATCTATAAGTGTAGATTCGATTAATTCCGTTACTAAATATGAATGTAATCTATTAATAGATACAATATTAATGAATATAAATACAAAATATAACAAAAAATTAGTACGTGGTGGATTAGATAGGGTCGAAAAAACAATACATGATGATAGTATAAATTATAAAATAACTATTTTTATATATAATACTGAAAAATTTACAAATAAAAAGATAGAGTTTGATATTACTTATAATAATAATAATATTGTTATTAATGATATAAAAAACGGCAACTCGCGAGATATTTTAAATGAAGAAAGAGATGGCATTGCTTCGCGAGGATCTATATTATACAAACCAATAGTAAATACAGATAATATATCTCCATATTCAACATTGAAAAATAATCATGTTATCATAAATTATAATAGTACTATTAAACCACAAGATGACAAAAATAAATGGATTCTTCCATTAGATGCTCCTAAAATGTATACTAATAAACCAAATGAACCATTGTTATGGGATTCATTTGGAATATCAAATAGAAGCACTGGATGTAATGATAAAGGTATAATTCGTCCAAATTTTTTTGTAAGTAATTTTACAAAACGTAATGATTTATATGATTGGATGTTTGATCCAGCAAATGTGTCATTAGCAAATAGACCTATTTAAATTAGTTAATTTAACTAAAATTAATTATTGTATTGTATATTTTTTTCAATGAATGATCGTTATTATAATTATTATATATTCGCGAATTTATGTTTTCTATTAAGTTTTTTGATTCTAACATTGTATCAAATTTACTATTATTATAATTAGTATACAGATTGTATATTGTTTTTCGTTGTACCAATAAATTTAATATTTGTGTATCTATTTCATTTAATGAATGTAATATTTCTTGATTCAATTCTATTTCTAGATTTTTTATTTCATCATCCTTTTCGGGGTGTTCTTCAATTGTATTCATTTATATTAATAAATGATATTACTGTTAAATCATTGAAATATTAAATAAAAATTGATTTAATATAAAGATATTTTAATACTTATAAATAAATGAATGAATTATATTTGAAAAAAATATACGATGATATATTTTTAAATTGTGATCTAAATAAAGAAGATTTGTATGATAATGATGTTTTTAATACCCTTGAATATTTAATATTAGATATATACAAAGAATTTAATACTATTGAAAATATAGACACTTTAAAAACAAAAATTAATAGCATTATTAAACAAGAACAAAACAGTGTAGAAAGTCCAATATATGATGAATCTACATTATTGTATTTAGAAAATCATATAAAATATTTAGAAACAATACCACAACCTGAACAAAGAACTAAGGAATGGTATATATTTCGAAATAACAGATTAACTGCTAGCGATTTTTACAGTGTTATTGATAAGAATGATGGTGCTAAAATAAATGATTTAATTCAAGCAAAATGTGGTATATTGAAACCATTTTTGACAAATGCCGCTATATTACATGGTGTAAAATTTGAGCAAATTGCCACTGAGATTTATGAGAAACGAAATAATTTGAAAATATTGGAATTTGGATGTATTCCACATCCAACAATATCTTTTTTTGGGGCATCTCCAGATGGAATAGTTAGTTATGAAAGTAACAATAAAAATTATGTAGGACGAATGCTAGAAATAAAATGTCCTAAATCTAGAAAAATAACAGGTATAATTCCAGATGGTTATTATGCTCAAATTCAAGGTCAATTAGAAGTGTGTGATCTAGAACTATGTGATTTTTTGGAATGCGATTTTCAAAAACATTCAACACAAGAAGCCTTTTTTAATGATAGTAATCCAGAAAAAGGTGCTATAATAGAACTATATGACACAAAACTAAAAAAAACGATTTATCACTATTCAAAAGATGTCCATATTCAAGATAAAACACAGTTTAAAATATGGAGCGATAGTATTATCAATTCTATTTTTGATGAAAAAAATAATCATTTAGAATATTTAACAACTGTATATTGGTATTTGAATAAATTGAATGTTGTATTAGTAAAACGCGATCGTCAGTATTTTAATACAAATTATATTAAAATAAAACATTTTTGGGACAATGTATTGAAATATAGAAAAATTGGAATAGATAAACTAGAAACTAAATCTAAGAAAAATGTATACTCTTATAAAGAACCTGAACTAAATTTTATAGATTAATACAAATAATCCATAACAACTGATGGATGATCTATAATATATTGTTTATTATAATTAATTTTTTTTTCAAGCAATTCGATTAGTTTATGATAAATTTTTCGCAAACAAATTGTATCTGATGTAGCACGATGTGTACCACACGTTACATTGAAATAGGTTGCCAGTGACTTCATAGAATAACTAGTCAAATTTGGCAATAGTTTTTTAGCCAAATTAAGTGTATCAATAAATTCAATATGTTTGTAATGAATATAGTTTGATGGATTTTTTTTATTGTATTTTTTGATAGCATTAATAAGGAAAAGTCTATCAAATGCGTCACAATTATGTGCAACCAAATAAATATTATTGGATTCCATATCAAAATTAATAAATTTCATGATTTCCGAAATATGGTAATTCATTTTTCTTTTGTCTTCTAGTTCATCTGGATGAATTCCAGTAATTTCAGTAATCTTTTTACTAAACTTTGTACCAGGATTAACCAATCCACTTATAATCAAATTATAATCTTCTAGTGTATCGCTATCAATACTTTGTGAATCTTCTTGAATAAGCGCATATTCTATAATCTTATTATGATATGGATTCAATCCAGTTGTTTCAAAATCGAAATAAATAAGATCAGAATGTTCTTTAATATCTGTATTTTCTGGGAAGAAATAATCGATAAGTGTAGTAAATGGTGTCAAGAATGCGTTGATCATTGTGTAAGTTATATAAACATTAATTTAAATGTTTAAATCAATTTTCTCAAATTAAAATATTTTTTAAATATATCTAAAAGGATGATGGATTATAATAATAATATGGAATTAGATTATGTTACTAAAAGGGATGGAACTTCGGAAGAAATACAATTTGATAAAATATTACGTCGAATTAAAAAATTATCCGAAAAATTGACTATAAATCCATCAAAAGTAACACAAAAGGTGTGTTCGCAAATATATCCAAATATTCACACATCAGAAATAGATGAATTGGCTGGACAAATTTGTGCGTCATTATCGACCGAACATCCTGATTATGGAATATTGGCTTCTAAAATAGTAGTATCTAATCATCATAAAAACACGTATCCATCATTTACTGAAACAAGCAAGGCTTTATTTGATGAAGGATTAATTAGTAAAAAGGTATTCTCAATTATAAAGACACATGGAACTAAATTAAATGATGTTATAGATTATAATCGAGATTTTTTGATTGATTATTTTGGATTTAAAACATTGGAAAAAAGTTATTTAATGAAGATTAATAACAAAGTTACCGAACGACCACAAGATTTATTTATGAGAGTTTCAGTCGGTATTCATCATAACGATATCAAAGAAGCGATTGAAACCTATAATTATATGTCCAACAAGTATTTTACACACGCCACACCAACATTATTCAATTCTGGAACATCGCGACCACAATTATCCTCATGTTTTTTATTATCAATGAAAGATGATAGTATAGATGGTATTTTTTCTACATTGAAGGATTGTGCTTTGATTTCTAAATGGGCCGGTGGTATTGGATTACATGCCCATAATATTCGATCAAAAAACAGTAAAATAAAAGGGACAAATGGAATATCAAATGGCTTAGTTCCTATGTTAAGAGTATTCAATAATACTGCTCGATATGTTGATCAAGGAGGTGGAAAGCGTAATGGTTCTATCGCAATATATTTAGAGCCATGGCATAAAGACATTAATGATTTTTTGCTGCTCCGTAAAAATCATGGTAATGAAGAAGATCGTGCCCGAGATTTATTTTATGCTTTATGGATTCCAGATTTATTTATGGAGCGTGTCAAAGAAAATGGTAAATGGACATTATTTTGTCCAAATGAAGCCCCTGGCTTAGCAGATTGTTATGGTGAAGAATTTAACAAGTTGTATTCGAAATACGAGAGTGATCCAATATATAATGGTAAAACAGTTGATGCTCGAGAATTATGGTTTACTATTTTAGAATCACAAATTGAAACTGGAAATCCATATATATGCTACAAAGATGCTGCCAATAATAAATCTAATCAACAGAATTTAGGCACTATTAAATCAAGCAATTTATGTACAGAAATTATGGAATATTCTTCTCCTAAAGAATATGCTGTATGTAATTTAGCGTCAATTGGTCTATCTAAATTTGTTATTGATGGTGTATTTGATTATGAATTGCTTTATAAAGTTACTAAAATAATTACAAAAAACTTGAATAAAGTCATTGATATTAATTATTATCCAATACCCGAATGTGAATATTCTAACAAATTACATCGACCAATTGGCATTGGTGTTCAAGGATTGGCTGATGTATTTGCCATGATGAAATTGCCATTTGATTCAGAAGAGGCTTCTAAAGTAAATAATAATATTTTTGAAACGATTTATTATGCTTCCATTGAAACATCATATGAAATATCAAAAAAACGAGAAACCGTAATATCTAGGATTAAGGAATTAATGAATCAGAAGTGGTCTCCAGATTCTTCTGATGTTGTTCCGGGGGGGGAGTTTAGAAAAGAATTAGCAAACTTGAAAAAAATTCATAAACCAACAAAAGAAGAACTTGTTAAAGAATCATTTTTAGGTAGTTATTCTAGTTTTGAAGGAAGTCCATTATCAAAAGGGTTATTTCAGTTTGATATGTGGGGGGCATCTGGTAGTGATCGATATGATTGGGAATCATTACGAGGTGAAATAATGAAACATGGTATTAGAAATAGTTTGTTGGTAGCACCGATGCCTACAGCATCAACATCGCAGATTTTAGGGAATAACGAATGTATTGAACCATTTACATCTAATATATATTTACGAAGAACATTGGCTGGTGAATTTGTAGTGATAAATAAATATTTAATACGTGATTTAATAGAATTAAATATATGGAATGATAATCTTAAAAATCTGATTATCAAAAATAATGGTAGTATTCAAAGCATAGATAACATACCCGATAATATAAAGGCTATTTATAAAACAGTGTGGGAAATTGGAAATAAGACATTGATTAATATGGCTGCTGATAGAGGACGATATATATGTCAGTCACAAAGTTTGAACTTATTTATGGAAAAACCAGATTTTAATAAGTTATCAAGCATGCACTTTTATTCTTGGACAAAGGGGTTAAAAACTGGCATTTATTATTTACGAACAAAACCAGTGTCACAGGCACAACAATTTACGATTGAACCTGAATATAACCCAAACAATGATGGAAATTTTGTATGTAAAAAAGACGATCCAGAATGTTTGGCGTGCGGGTCATAAAATTTATTAAAATTAGTTACTATAATAAATGTCTAAAAAATCGATTGTAAAAGGGAGTACACATAAAATACGTTCTCTAAAATATATATTACGAAATGGTAACATTGTTAAATATCGTCGATCTTGGAAATCATTATGTAAAAAAATGAATAAAAAATCAAAAAAACAAGCAGTTTGTTATAAAAGTAATACACACGTATGTATTGATGATTATGATTGGGCGGAAAGTACCAAATTTTAATGATACATTAGATAATGATTTACTACATTTAAGATAAATGTTTATTAAATAGTGTTGTTGATGCTTCTAAAGCACCTTCTATCCATGCTTGTCTTGAACTGTATGAATCGCCGCAAATAAATAAGTTATATTTAGATGGTTTTAATATTTTAATTTTTAATTTATCGCTATTATAATTTGGTTTCCAATATGATGCTCCTTCTACCCAATAATGGTTTAAAATATGTTTGGGTTGACTAATTTTTTTATCTGGAAATATTTTATTTAATTGTGTTGTTAGTTCAAGTTTCTGTTGTTTTTCATTCATTTTATGCCAATATCTAGCATTTTTTCCATCGGTATATGATATCATTATCAATCCAGTTTTTTCATTTATAGGTATAATATATTTTATCTTTTCATTTGTCACAATTTTAGGTAAATCTTTGAACCATACTTTATCATAAACAGCATATATGCGAAGTAATGGTTCAACTTTAACAGAATGTATTAAACTATCTATTTTGAATTGTTTCAAAAATCTCATTTTCTGTATATTTAATCCATCACATGCTAATATTACATTATCACTATTTTTGGTAATAATCGTATCATTGTATTTAAAATAGCATTCAAACGATTTATTTATTACTTTTAAATTAGATAACATATGGTTTAATTTTATTTTTCCACCACGTTGAACAAAATCTTGTTTCATTTTTTGAATCAATTGACTTAATCCACCATTTAATATATAAAATTTAAGTTTATTATTAAGATCGACTTCCAATAATCTTAAAGCATCATAGGCATTCGTAATACATATTTCAGAGTAATATGGATAACTATGTTTCAAAAAATCGGCGGTTTGTTTATCATATACTTCTTCTATAACATCATACAATACTTTAGATTGTAAATAATGTTTAGTAAATGTGTGTTTGAACAATTTTTCTAATAATTCATCGACTGTATCAACATAAGAAGATGTAATATTTTTAGTAAATACTACAGTAGTTTGTGTGGGTATTTCAATAATCTTAGAATATAAATTATATTTTTTTAATAATGATAATAGATGAACATGATTTCTATTAAATCTTGCAGCACCTGCTTCATATTTTATAGTTTTTCCATTTATTTTAGGTTTATTGGTATATATTCGTCCACCAATATATGACGATTTTTCATAAATAACAATATTTTTAGTTGGATATTTATGTAATAGTTTAAGTCCAATATTCAATCCACTAATACCACATCCAATAATTGTATAATCCATATATATAGATTATATTTTATTCATTTGTATTTATTCGTTAGTATTTTCTTCATCAATTTTTGTTAATATTGGTTTAAATAAATTTGGTTTATAGATAGGGAGTGTATATCTTTCATTAATATATTTTGTTTTATATTCGTTTATAACATTATTATACATACTAAATTTATTTCTTTGTATTTCTGTTGTTTCATCATTCTTAAATTTTTGATAGCTAAAATAGGTACCCATTTAAAATAACTATTATAAAATAATTAGGAAATGAACGTTAAAAAAATTTATATTAAATTTATAATGATAGATATTGTATTTATAATAGTAGTTGTATTGATAATTATTAATTTAAATTATAATATAGTAAATATAAAACAATACATAACTTTTAATAATTTTAAGAATCTACTATTTATTGTTCCAATTATTACTATGTATTTAGAAAAGGATAGTATTGGAAAAATATTACACTATAATAACCCTAATTCTAAGCGTAAATTATCCGAAACAACAAAAAAAATGATAGCATCAAATCAGAAATGGAGATGTAAAATGTGTAATAATATGCTAGATGCTAGTTATGAAGTAGATCATATTGTACCATTGTATAAAGGTGGTAATAATGAATTGTATAATTTACAAGCATTGTGTAGAAATTGTCATGGAATGAAGACAATGAATGATAAATTAAATATTTAATAAATTAAATATTTAATAATAGTAATGAACAAACTTATAATTGGGGCTATTTGTGGCATTATATTAATCATAATTATCATAATTGTAATAATTTATTATAGTGTCGGATATACTATAGAGTCATTGTATATTGAAAGACAAGATTCAAATAAAAGAATAGAATTTGAAAATTCTAAAATAAAATCACCACAAAATGGATATGATTATACAATGTGTTTTTTTATTTATAACAATGATTATACCAACAATTTTGATTACTGGAAACATGTATTACATAAAGGTAGTAATGTTAGTAACAATCTTAAAACTAATAATTGGCAAACATTAACAAGTGTTTCTAATTATACACAACAAAATCCAGGAATATGGATGAATCCTAAAAATACAAAAATGAGATTAGCATTTTCTACTCAAAGAATTTATGAATATTCTTCACCCACAACAGTATTGGAAACTCTGGAACAATCGGGAAGAGTGTCATGTATTAGTTATAAAGATAAATATACGTGTTCAAATGATAATTGTAAATGGGTAGATGGAGAATGTATTTGGAATAATGAACATGCGAATGTATTTGGACAATCTGGTCATGGAAAACAAAAATTAAATAATCCAATTAATGAAATAGAGTATGTTGATATTGATATACCATTTAAAAAAATGGTACATATTGGTTTTGTTTTGGAACATCAAATATTGAATGTATATTATAATGGAAAGTTGAAAAAAATACATAAGTTTAAAGGTGAATTGGTTCCAAACGAAGATATGATGTATTTTAATTATAATACAACATATGATGGATCATTATTTAATTTTAATTATATTCCCCATGCAATAGATCCTAAAAAAATGTATGAATATTCGCGTGATTTGCCGAATGTTAAATTGATTCCTAAAAAGGATCGTTTTAATAATTATATACAACGATTTAAAATATCGGAAGCTGTTAAAAGTTTTTTTATTTAGTTATTATAATGAATAAAAAAATAATAATTGGAAGTATATTACTAGTTATTTTAGCAATAATACTTTTCTTGTATTTGTATGATTTTGGACATATTGTATTGTATGATAATCCAGACTTATTTTATGGTAAAAAAGAAATATATGTTGGTTCTGAAAATTTAGTTGATTCAAGTGATAGTGTTAAGTACACATTTTCTATATGGATAAAAACAAATAATTTAGCTGAAAATACAATATGGAATAGTGATCCAAATGTACCAAAAACAATTGTTTATAATAATGGAAGTCCAAATATATATTATTTAAGAAAAGAAAATACAGTTCGGGTTCAACTTGTATTTTACAATAAGAATAGTATACTAGAAAATTATGATGTAGATTTAATAGAATTTGAACCACAAGTTTGGAGTAATATCACTATTACTGTTGATAATAAAAAAGTAAATATATACAAAAATGGTATTATATATATTTCAAAAATATTAATGAATCCTAATTTGAAAAGTTATAAGATGATGTCAATTGGGGAAAAAAATAATAATTTCAATGGATATATTGGAAGAATTGATTATTATAATTATGTTATGGATGATGATAAAATATTAAGAAAATATACTAAATATAAAAATACACTTCCAAATAATATGTTACACTATGAAGGCTATGAATATTTAAGAAAACAAGAAGCGGAGAAAGCAGAACAACAAATAAATGAAGGTTTATTTAATCCAATTGCAAATATTGGTAGAAGTATATAAACAGATTATTCACAATTATTTTCTCTATTAATTACAAATGGCAAAGAATAATTCTAATAATTCTAATAATGCTAATAATGCTAATAATTCTAATAATTCTAATAATTCTAATAATATAACAAGTAAAGCAAAAAAAGCACTTAAATCGGTGTCTTCTCCTAGTTCAACTATTATTATTGTAATATGTGCTATAGTATTAATTATAGTATTAGTAGTATGTGGTTATTTTGTATATAAGTATTACAAAAAGAAAAAACAGTATTCTATATCAAAATTATTAATACCATATATTCATTATGGGTCAACGCCAAAAATTATAACAAATAGCAGTATCCCAGCATCTTCATCTGGAAACGAATATAATATTAATATGTGGATTTATGTATCTGATTATGATCATCGAAAAGATACAGATAAATGTATATTATTTAAAGGAGATATTGGATCATATAAACAATTAGGAGAAACTAATAATAATTCTATAAATTCAATGTCGAATCCAAGTATTTGGTTATTAGCGAATAAAAATACATTGCGTATATTAACGGGATTAGATACTAATTATAAAGCAGATGCATGTGATACAACATGTAATAACGAAAATGTTAATACATGTGATATAGATTATTTTCCATTACAACAATGGGTAAATATAAATATATTATTGCGAAATAATGTATTAGATGTTTTTCTGAACGGATTACTTAAAAAAAGTTGTATTATGGGTGGCGCTCCAACAATATCAGAAGGTGGAATATATATTAACCATCCAGGTCATGATGCAAAGAGTGGTTTTAATGGATATATATCACGATTAGAATATACAAATAAAGCACTAAGTTATGACGAAATTGTATCACGATATAATAAAGGTCCATCTCCATCTATTAAAAAGGGATTTTTTGAATAATTCTAAATTAATTTTATAACATTATATTATATGGATCCATTAGTTTTACAAATAGGTAAAATATTAGTTATATTAATTGTGGTTATATTGGTTATGTATGGAATATATGTAGGTATTTTTTATTATATAAATTCTAAA